AACTAAGTGAATGCTATTTTTCATGCACCCACTTATGCCGATGCTTCGCTTTCCTTGGCAAGAGATTTAAAGATCACCATCCCACCAATTAAAGATTATGCCGGGTATAATATAAAATATTAAAGCGAAACCAATAAACCACAGGACAAGCTTAATACACTCCTTTAAAAATTTTGGTACACCAACAATGAATCCTTTAAACTCACCAGCCCAGTCTATTGGGGCAGGAGGATTACAGTATCTGTCGTAATCGTACTTTGTTGCAGAACCAACCTCCTTGTAGCCGTAGTCGCCACAATCATCACACATCTCTGCTGGGCTAAACTGAGACCTTGCTTGCATCCAATCACTTTCATCATAAGCGACATGTCCACACTTTGTGCATTTCAGTTTAACATATCCCATGCATCCATTTATGCCGATGCTTCGCTTTCCTTGGCAAGACCTTAGTCTTCACCATGTGTGGTCGAGCCTTGGTAAAAAGGATTGGCTTACGAGGCTGGAGTGGTTTAGGCATTTTAAATGTATTCAAAAGTCGCAAAGTATACATTCGCACTCGGACTTTTATATTTCACTCTTAGAATATATGGTTCGGATTCAATCAATGCTTTAGTATCTGCATTTTTTTGGGTTTTTTTATGTGGTCTTAGCTTCGAGTTGTTTTTCAAAAAGTATGGTAAAGATATAGAAGAACCCCCGAAGGATTCATTTTGGCATCCAGACAATTGGAAGGACTAATCTTCCACCTCCGCATCAATAGCGCCTCGCTTCATCTCTTCAAGCTGGGCCTTCACATCATCGATAGTGACAGTAGCCTTATGCTCAACCACAGAGGTTGCCTGACCTAAATCGTTCTTCTCTTTATCTCGCAGAATACCGAATGTAATTGGTAGCACTCCAGCGGGTATTTCATCTCGATCCAGCTTTTCAATGATCTTCATCAGGCAAGCCTGACTAGCATAGCTCGTCAGAACAGCGGTAAGGGCTTGTACAGCCTCCACACTCTTGTTTTCCCGCTTGGCTATAGCAGAGATAGTTTCGGGGCTTACTCGTTCACTCTTGGCTATCCTTGTCATCGGCTTGCCTTCTCCAAGGGCTTGCACGATACGACCATATTTCTCAGGATCAGTTTCTGCCAGCTTTTGCCCCGTGTACAACGACGGACAAGTTTCTTCCGGCGTTGTCACGGCTGGCATATTGTCAGGTATGATATTAATCCGCTTCTTCTTCGTTGGCATTGGGATACTCCTTCCAAATTGATTTACACAAGTCTACACCTTCACACCATCCATCAATCATCTCTGATTCATCTGCTTCGACAGTCCAATCGTTAGCCTCCATCACGGCAGTCAATGTATCGAGCTTATCAGCGGGAACATGAAGGTTCAGGTAGTAAGCATATCCTCGGTGACCTTTTACCTCATCCTCATCGTAATCCTCGTCCCAGTCTTCGCTGACTAGATCAACATAGGCTAGAGGGTACACTCTTTTGCCAAGAGCATTAGGATCATGGTTATCCCATGTCTCTAGGTCGATAAACTCGTTAAGGACCCACAAGTCGGGCCAACCAATAAAACTACTTTTCTTTTCTGTCTCCATAATAGGTGCAAGTGTTACAAAACTTTATTCAAATAGTGGTAGGTCCCGTGAAATAGTTTTGATTCCTGGTGCAAAAAGGTAAACGCGAGGACTTTTAATCCTTAGTTCAATATACGAAAGCCCAGTTATTTACTGGGCTTGATCGTTATAGCTATAAATTTTTGACGCGAAATTGTGTCAATATAAGGGGGGGAGGGGGTTGGTAAATTTCGGGCTGATTTTCTTGAGACCGATTCAGCCAAACAAAAAAAATTCTGCAATTCGGGAAGTTTTCTCAAAACCAACCAAAACTTTGTTCTGCAACCTTCCATGATTGAGAATATGAGTTTCACATGGTCACCGCATCCAATCTTGGAAGTTCCCACAAGACGGGAACAACTGATGATGGGTGCAAACCGCTTGTACGAATATTACCAGCGAAGAGAAGCGGCAATTGAGAGGGAACAAGATGATCCGTTTAGATATGGAACCGAGCTTGATCATTGGAAATTAGCGGACGAGCAATTAGCTGAATTTGGAGAGTTGTTACTGCTTGGTGGTAACAGAAGTTCCAAAACCGAATTTTGTGCAAAGCGAGTTGTTCAATGTTTGGTGGCTAACCCAAATACTGTCATTTGGTGTTTTACCACAAGTAGCCAAAACTCAATTGCCCACCAACAGGCAGCCATTTGGAGGTACTTACCCAAGGAATACAAAAAGCTGGGTCATAGTCGTACCTATTCGATTCGTTACAGCATCAAGAATGGTTTTACTAACCACACCTTTGTACTTCCGAATAAGAGCAAATGTGTATTTAGAAACTTCCAACAAGATGTAAGCACAGTAGAGGGTGGTGAATGTGGTCTTTTGCAAGACCCAGTAGATGGTACTCACTCGATAGGTGTTTGGTTGGACGAGGAATTTAGTCTCAATTGGTTAACTACACTTCGTTACCGCTGTTTAACTCGCGCTGATTCCAAAGGAATCCCCGCTCGTATCTTAATGAGTTTCACCACAGTTAGTGGTTGGACAAATGTTGTTTCTCAATACCTGACTGGTGCTAGAACCTTGATTGATCGTGAAGCTGAACTTCTCGACAACGAGAAGGTTCCAGTTCTACAGCAATCAATTCGTAATAACGCACGAATTGTTTACTTCCACACCAAGGATAATCCTTACAATTCGTGGAAAGCTACCAAGAATCAGCTCAAAGGGGCGACTAGAGACGAGATAAAGTGCCGTGCATACGGACTACCCGTCAAACCAGCCAATACAGTTTTCCCAAATCTTGATGACCGGGTGGTGATGAAACATGATGATATTCCCGTCATCAAAGACCCTTCAAAAAATCCAGCACAATGGATTTTATCAATAGACCCAGCGGGTGCTAAACCTTGGTTTATTGTACTGGTAGCGGTCACCGCAAATGGTGTTCACTATGTGGTAGACGAATACCCCGACCCATCTCATGGAGCATGGGCTGACCTAGAAAAAGGAACCCAAGGCAGACCAGGTGAAGCCGCCCAACCAAATGGTTTTGGTATAGCTGACTATGCCGAGGTAATTCGGGAAATGATCAAGGGTAAGGAAGATGTGCAAATCATCATCGACCCACGATTAGGAGCTGCCAGCTACCAAAAATCTGAAGGAACCAGCAACATTATCAGCGATCTTCAGGACGAGGATATTTTCGCATCTCCAGCCGAAGGATTACCAATTGATGATGGTCTTCAGGCAATCAACTCACTTTTAAGCTACGAAAAGTCGAAGCCCATTGGCTTCGACAATCACTCAAAACTCATCTTCAGCGACAAGTGCGGTAATACGATCCATTGCTGTATGAACTACCAAGTCGAGCATGGGCCAAAAGGCGTCTGCAAAGATGGGGTCGATGCATTGCGATACATAGCAATTGGCAACTACCGATTTTACGAAGACGAAGAATTAATCGGTTCAGGAACAAGGGGGTATTAATGGCTAAACGAATCACATTAACTGAATGGGACTTAGCTTTTGCTCGCCACATGGCAACCTTGCGTCAATCAATAAACCGATTAACGGAAGTACCTTCATCAAGTAGTGGTTGGGACGATGAAGTATCAGGATTACTCGGAGAGATAGCTTTTTCAAGATGCTACAATTTGCATCACGATCTTACTTTTAACCCTCGTTCGGGAGGAACTGATTTTACTCTACCTGATGGTAGAACCTTGGATGTAAAGACAGCCAAAAAAGACCACCATAGATTATTGGTTCCGAAGTGTAAGCAAGAGGAGAATCGTAAATCAGATTTGTACTTCTTGGTAACAGGAACTTTTCCGCATTTCACCATGAAAGGGTATGCAACTCACGAAGAGGTATTCGCTAACCCAATAAACGATGTTCCCGATCCATGCTTTGGATTGGAACAAAGCAAACTCCGACAATTTGGACAATGAAAGATGAACTATTAATGGAAAACGCGCTGGAACAATTCCAACACCTTGCCCGCCAAAAATTCATGGCTGGCATAATTGAACACAATTTGGATGGAACCAAAGGACTGGATCGTATGCCACTCCTAGAAAAGGTGGATGCCTGTAAAGAGGAGGTGATGGACTTATGGTTCTACCTTTATGCTATCGAGCAGAAATTACTGAACTTCAAGGGAGAGGACTAATGTGGATAGTACCCAAAACGTTATCTCATTTTGTACCGGTTTCGGGGGGCTTGAACTTGGAATCCACCGAGCTGGCGTGGATGTTTTCCCAGTCTGTTACCTGGAGAACGAAGCATTCTGTCAAGCAAACTTGGTTGAAAAGATGGAAACGGGAAAGATGGGTTCAGCACCTATTTGGTCGGACCTTAAAACCTTCGACTCACAACCATTTCGTGGAATCGTGGATGGAATACTGTGTGGCTACCCTTGCCAGCCATTCTCCACAGCGGGAAAAAGAAAAGGCAAAAAAGACCCAAGACACTTGTGGCCCTACCTCCGAAAACACATCCGAACAATTAATCCTCGATGGATTTTTGCCGAAAATGACGAAGGGCACATATCGCTTGGACTCTCCACAGTCCTCGCAGATTTGGAAGAAGATGGTTATGAAGCGACGTTCGGAATATTCAGCGCGGAGGAAGCGGGCGCTCCACATTTACGAAAGCGAGTCTACATCCTTGCAAAACTTCCCGACACCGATTGTAGGGGAAGAGAAATTTCGGATCAAAGGGAACAGCCATGCAAGCATTTGTCTTTCAGCAATGGCGAGGCGAGGGGAGCTGAATTGGCCCACACCGAGAACAGGCGGAGGAAGCCGACCAAATCAAAAAGGGGGCAAAGTTCTGAACGAGGAAGTTCAAATCGAGGAGGGACTACGGGAGAGGGGCAAGAAACTAAGTGGCCCGCAAGACCCGGACAAAAACAGCACGACTGGGAAGAGCCAAGGGTCATACCGCTTAAACCCGAACTTTGTGGAACAAATGATGGGGCTGGTAGTCGGGTGGACCCAGTTATCAACCGAGTGGATCGACTCCGATTGCTTGGTAATGGGGTAGTACCACAAACCGCAGAAATTGCATGGAAAACACTTTGGAAACAAATCAATGAAGAAACGAATATCTGACAAAATTAAGAATGAAGTTATCGAGCAACGAAAGTCAGGTTTGAGCTATGCACAGATAGCTAAACAAACAAAGATCAGCCGTAGTTCGGTGATTAAAATCATCAAGGAAAGTGAAGCCAAGGATCCTGGTGAAGATAGTCCAATTGAAGCGAAAGTTCTCAAACCATGCCTGAATCAACGACTGATTTTGATCTATTTTAACAACGACAAAACAGACTTTGCCAAGTGTGTGGTAAAAGTAGGACTAAATTATCCAGTAGGCAAAACTCTGTTGGTCAAACCAATCGAAACCACTAATGAACGACTCTTCCGATTACTATAAAGAGACTGGCAAAGAACAGGAACAGCGTATCGATGATATGTTGGCATCTATGGTCTACGAAAGCACCATGTATGCACTTAAAAACAAGACCCCGTTTCCACGATTTTCAAGAGATGAAATAGCTGAATATGTGGGATGCTCTAAAGACAACATTCGTAGGATCGAGGAAAAAACCCTGCGCAAGTTGCAACGGAAGCTCTCACAATTGTTTTAGTTATGGCGGATGAAAATGAAATTCAAGAATACTCGAATGAACCTGATGTGGATGCACTCAAGGCTGACCTTGATCGCTGTCGTACATCGTTAAGTTACTACATAGACCGAGCTGAAGAGGCACGGGATATGCGAATGTCGGTTTGGCCCGGCAAAAATCGTTCAGGGCAGAAGACTCACGAGGACGCGTTTCCTTGGGTAAATGCAAGCGATCTCGATAATCAGCTTTCGTCACAAATTTGTGATGAAGATAGTGCGATTCTGAAGAGTGCATTGGTAAAAAGTAACATCGTGGCATCACCTACCGAGTCAGCAGATATTACATCATCAAAGATGGTAACAGAATTTATGAGGTGGCGCTTAGGAAGCATGAACGAGCTACCTAGAGAGGCTGGTGTGGCATCGAACTATTTATTGGAGCAAGGAATTTGTATCCTTGGCGTTTATTTTTGTCGGGAAGTAAGGAGACACTACAAACCCATCTCGTTAGATGAGTTATCCGCCATTTCTCCACAGCTCGC